TACCATCCGTTGGTTACATATGCAGATGCCTTAACTCTTTCTCTTCTATAGCCGCTTGGGGGATTATAAATGATATCATTAAAAATTGTAGAATTATCAATGATTACCACATGTTCATTTTGTATCAAATAAAAACTAGCACAGAAAATTCCATCAGTAGTCCTTGGACTATATGTAGCAGTGTTACCTTCTCGATAGCTGTCTAATTCACGAGGAGGTATTGGTGTGCCGTCAGCTTTAAATATTTCATAGTTATTAAAAGAATTACTAATATCATCAATGACTGTTAGGTCAGTAGTAAATGATAATCCTGTTGCGCCGGGACTTAGACTGATTACTGAATTACCAACATTGCTCAACCCATCTAATTTATTATATTTTGTCGAATCAAATACATCCGATGCTGGCAAATTATATAATGCACTATAATAAACTCCATCATATCGTACTATGGTTCCATAGTTAATTGGAGTATTAGGTGTCCAGTCGGACCATTTATCTTGAGAGACTGACCAATTCTGTGTAGTCCAGAACATAAACTCCTTGGCACTAGTTTCCCAATTTAGCACAACTCCTAAATTAGTATTAAAATCATCAAACAAGAATCCTTGATCTTTTAAGTACTCACCGTATCCAGTTAAAAAATCTACCACATCTTGTATGGTTGTAAACAATGTTCCGTAAGGTACAACTGTCGGAGTAGTTCTATCCCAGCTTTTTCTAAAATATGCCGAAGCGCCGCCGACTACAGGTAACGCTGTTAATAATGCAAGGTCAGTAGTGACAAATGTGCTGCCGGCTGTGAACGTTTTAGTTGCTCTATAAAAAGCTCCACTATACTGAACAATGGTGTCAATTGCATACTGTTGACCTGGAGTCCAGATTGAATAATTTTCTGAAATGCCACCAACATTGACCAGATTAGCAGTTTGTGTATATCGATATGAATGGAAGTATGGCTGAGTTATACTGTAGCCTTTAACTTCAAATCCAGTTGAGACTTTAGTAATTATGACACCGCTATAGGTTAATTTTTTAACAGGACTTGAACTATTTAAAATTATATTATAATTTTCAGAAGGAATAAACACGCTGCCTGTAGACAAAGGTGTTTTGCTTTCTAATAATAAATTAAATTGATCTTTGTTAGTAAATGCTCCAACACGATAACTTAGACTTGGTAGTATTAATTTTAAATCACTAGCATATCGATTGTAGTCAGTAAGATTATTACTAAAAATATAATTTAAAATAAGGTCAACTACATAATTTACAATACCAGCAGTTTGCACACGAGTTTTACTAGAATAAATGCTAGGAATTAAAACATCCGCAGGTGTAATACACAATCCAGTATCTTTAAATACTAGTTGACCGGCTAAGTTTCTAACAATTCTTGATCTATCTAATAATAGACCAAATGTTTTTGCAGGAGTAGCCAACATAGCCGCAATAACAATACTGAACGGGTAATGACTGCTGCGTCTCCAAGCTGTTTCAACTGGGCTTTCATCTCCGAAGATAAAATTATTGTCAGTGCTTTGTGTAATTGGTCCTTTTGCCAGTCCTGAAAATGTTGGGCTAACTAAATTTCCATTTTCGTCAACTGGAAGATGAGACATTAAAAATGGTTTAGCATACTTGGACAAAGTATATGCCGGAACTGTACCATCACCTCGAACCACACCGTTGGCAATATCTTGCCACATTATTAAATTGTTACTGGTATAAGGTGCTGGTCCGTAGGTCGATACCCACCATGTAGGCTGTATTGTAAATCCTAACATTTCCCATGGGCAAATATTAGGACGATCAGTATCTAACATCCAGCGATAGATTCCTCTCCAATAACCCGGAGTTGGACGACCGTCCGGTGTTACACTTCCGGTATAATTATAGGTAAAAGAATTAGCTCTATCATAATTGAGAGGCTTTGAAAAATCTACACCTAACTTGCCGACCCAGCGATAAAAGTTAGGAGCAAGTATCTGATTAAACTCAGAAAGGCTGTATGCTGTTTTTCTATTATAACCTGGAATAGTATCAGTAATATCAAAAATAGAAGTATCATAGTTAACTTTGATATTATTGAAAATTCTTTTTTCTAGTTCTAATATTAGATTGTCTCTATAATCACCATAGGCTAGAATCAAACTTCCATCGTGCCCTTGTATCATAGTACGGGGAGTCACTAAGGTTGTATCAGTATAAATTTTAGGTACAAATTTTGGATAAAATCCTAATTTAGTTGGGGTAGCTGGTACAAAACTGCCGTCAGTGCTGTCATATTCAACTGTAGTGATTGTATCACCGTCATGCATGACTACTGAATTGTTAATTACAACTAGTCCCTGATCATCAAATGTATAATCCTGGCCATAGATTAATTGAACACCGTTAAGATAAATTCCAACAGCTTTATTAGATAGATTAGATAATGTAAACACTGATGATAGTGGATACATTTTTATTCTATGATCAACTACTGTAAGATCTGTTTTAATGCTAGCACCGTATGGAACCATATCGCTGAAATAATATGGTGCGGTATTTGGTGTGTTGGCGTTTAGTTTTAACATGATACGATCAACTAGTGCAACTGGATCGCCATCGATGCCTAAATTATTTGCTGCTGTAATAAAGTTTCTTTTAAAATTATTATAGTCATCTCGACTTGTTTCAAGAGCCTTAATAATGTTATTAGATTGAGATGTAATATGATATATGCTTAAACTAGCAGGACCGCTATGTTGTATAAATTTAGTTCCGTACTGTGAAATACTTCCAAGATCTCTTAAATTATTATCTCCTGGAAAATTACCAACAAATACAGTTGACAAGTTATCAACAATACTGTTAACATGGTCAATAACTTCGCCTAGTGTAAAATCCTGCATTTCGGCATTTAATGGATTATTTTGTAAATTTAATGGTATTTCATAATAGCCGTTGCTATTAATTGGTTGAGCTGAAAAAGCCTTGATAGTCAATACATCACTAAGACTAATTGCTGTTTTTAGCACTACCTGTTTATACATCGGAGTGTTAACAATACTCCAGTTGTTGCCAGAAAGTCGATTGCCATTGACATACACACGAACTACAAGGTCATCTAGTGCAGCGATATCGTCAAAAATATCTATATTAAAATTATTAGTTAAATTAGAATTTTTATATATTCGAATAGCGGCTTGTGTATTAGTTACTGTTGAAGTCTTCCAGCCATTGACATACACTGAATTGCCAGAATAGTCATGACTAACCAGATATCCAACATTGATATTTTTGCTAATCAGCGAGGTCGTCTCTTTATATTGGAAACTGTCAGTCGCCAGTGTAAAGTTAAAAACAATATCTCCAATGTTATTAACATTTTGATAACTTAACGGAAATCCTAAAGTTAAATCAGCAGTGCCTGTACCAATTTTATAAGAAAATATTGATGTACCGATAAATGAGCTACCATTGTAAACTGTGGTATCCCCGAAGCTAATACCGTTATCATCAACTACATCAAACAACGGAGCTTGATTTGTATTATTTTTTTGTTGCGAAGATTGCCATGCAGTGCCGTTGAACCAATACATTCTACTTTGGTTCTTAATACCTTGCTTTACTAACACTGTCTGATTTTTTATAGGTGAATCTGTTTCAGTAAGGACGATTTGATCGTATCCTTTGATGTTAATGAAACTGACTGTATAAATTTTATTTTGTACTAGCGGATCTTTATCTGATAAAAATAATACACGATGACCTGATACTAGCGGTACTCCATCAATATTATAACCTCGGGATCCTTCTATAGTAGAAAAAATATCTGTAGTAAATGTATCAACTAAATCGACATCATCGATTGCAGTTGTACCAAAATTAAATAATTTTAAATCAGCCTGAAATTCAATAATTGGTCGAATCGCTCTAGCTGTTTGATCTAAAGACAGATCACTTCCATTATAACTAGCACTGGTCGCAATAACATCTTTATGGAACCAACGATTGTATCGACTCCATGGATTATGATCTTTACTTGCACGATTTATTACAAGATAATCTGTTATGCTGGCAAATCCAGTAGCATCACTGAAAGGATCGACATCAAATGCGGCTGAATCAAATGCTATCGATTCAGCAACTGTGTAAGGATTAATTATTTCTAAAACTTTAGAGTCAATTAAGGTGATTGCGGTTCCTACGCCTTCAACGTAGTATTGTCCAGTAGCATATGTTGAAGGTATTACTGTTCCTCCAAACGAAATTTTCATTCCGTTACTAAATGCAGTACCGTCTGCTAGAACATAATTTTTTTTACCTAAAATGTCTTTTTCAACATCAATAGTTGATGCATCGGTTACATTAAATATTTCTAATGAACCACCTAAGTTAATATCAGTTTCACTTTGATAATACAAAATACTCGGTGCATCTAATGGGACTGTAAATGTTATAGTGCCTTGTTCTACAGCAAAATTGCTGACTCCATGTTTATATCTAGTGCTTGCTCCTACCACTCGCTGAGACATAAAACTAAAAGGATTTCCTGGACTGTTGATTTCAAACGTATACGTTTGACCTCTATATAATTTCAATATAGGATTAAGATCTAATCCGTTTGGTGTAAACAGATATTCATTGGTGTTACCTTCTGATTGTATCTTTACAGTATATGTGCTAGTAATAGATACCGCCTGTCCGTAGATTGTAATAGTATCGGGACCATATGGCAACCAATAATAATTTTGAAAGTTAACAAACTTATCCCAATCAATATGCGGATCCCATGAATAAAACTCTTGTTGATTTAATCGTGCATGATTATTTGTAATTCCACCAAAGACCCCAATTTGATTGATATAATCGATATAGTCTTTAAAAAATGTAACATTACCTATACTGTCTTTAATAACTAGTCCGGGTTCTAATTGATAGTTTTGTCTTGTTGTATCTGCTGCGGTAACATAAACATCAGCACCTGTTGCCGCTTTTGCATTTTCACGACCAATAAATCCGCTGACCTTTGAAACTGTGCCGGGCTGATACAGCTGATCAATCGTTGCCTGCAAGAATTTTTTATTAGCAGGTGTTTGATAAAAATCAGGAAGAAAATTTACGCCTAGCCCTGGCTTGCCGGTCGGATTGTTTGCCATTAGTTAGATGCCCCAAAATTTGCGCTGGTTATGTTTTGACTAGATACTACTGTTGTTAGTGCTTCACCGGTAACTGTTTTAAGATTAGCACTAGTAAGTCCTGATACTATTACAATATTTTTAGCTGTGGCACAACTTAAAAATATTTGATTACTAGAACATTGTACTTCAAATAAACTACCAAAGTATTGTCCAGATTGAGTAGGCACAATAACAAAGTTTGTAATATCTGGTGCTAGTTGATTCATGACATATGTTGACAATTCTGTAAAATAAAACGTGTCGCCAAAGTCCCAATTCTGTAAAGCAAAAAACTGATTAATTGCTGTTAATATTCTTGCAGTGACATCAGCAGTTGATACAGCAATAGTTGGATTGATAATGACATTAAAAGTTGCTTGTAAAGTAGGATCAGCCTGTTCTCCAAACAAAAGTTTATAACTTACAGGATGATAAACTATTTCATCGCTAATAGCTTTAATTAAATTTAAATTAGAACTTAGCATACTGTTAAGCTCTGCTGAACTTGGAGGTAAAGGCTCGCTAATGTTTGCGCCAGACAACCATTGTCTAAATTGAGAATCATAGCTGTCAGTTAATACATAGATATCAATAATATTGCTTGGACCTGGATCAATTCTTGAATCATAATCTGCACTATGAGTGTATTGAAATTTAATTTTATCTCTACCAGTGTATACTCTGTAATCTAAAGTAGGAGAAAATATACCAGTTGTGCGATTTAATTTTTTTACAACACCAGTGTCAATGAAATAAAAATATTGACCATCTGGATATAAAGTAGATGTAATACCTGTTTGTGTTGGTTTAATGATTACAGGGCCAGTATCTGGATCATTTAAAACATATCGATAATCTTCTTGACCTTCTGTTATAATATATTTTTCTTCTATAATATATTTGTATTTGTCTTGGTCAAAGTTTCCAGTATTTGGATTAACCATGTCAAGGAATAGTTGAGGATTATCTACTACTCCATTGCCGCTAGAATCAGCAAACGTTACAACAATCTTTTTAGGATCTATATAGCCGTCTTGCCCAATGTATTCACTAACAACTTGCCAATCAGAGTCAACTGTAAACGCAGATGTGCTGTCTGGCTGTGTGTTAATGCTTAATAATTTAATTTGATCTTTAACTATATTGCTAGATGCGATGTCATAAATTTTCTGATTACTGTCAAAATAGAAAGTTACAGCCGCATCGCTTTCAAATACATAGCGTATTTGTCTAGTGGTGATAGTGTAGTATTCATTATTAGTAGTAAACAACAACATCCAACTACTGTCTATTTGAGTACTCGAAGTGTCACCTTGATTGACTAAACTAAAAGTACCTGCAACATTAAGATCTTGTTCATAGATAATTTGCCATGCTTGATTTACTGCATCATAGCGTAGACCAAATGGTTGATTAGCAAATATTAAGTCTATCATTGTTGATTGAACACTTGGTGTAATTGTTAAAACAAACTTAGGAAGGATTTGTGTTATTACGGCATTAGTAGGTATTTGCTGATTTAATCGAATAGGTCCAAATCCTGTGGCCAATCTACCAGTACCACTAGCAGTGCCGTCTCCTGACACTGACACGACTTCAGCCCAAACATACGTTGTTCCGCCTGCTGGAATATTTCCAGTATATGCTACTAGTTCGTTGTTCTTTTTAGTATTAAAATAATAGCCAGCTGGTGCAACAAATTTTAGTAACGCACCTGCACCAACATATTTTAAATTTGTTGCAGTAAGATTTTGTCCAACAGTATAAGGTGTGGCATTTGCAATTGATCCAATATATCCACTGGACATATTGCTATCAGAAGTTATACTATACCATGCAGCACTGTTGCCAACTGTTAGTACGTCAATGAAATTAGCATAATAAAAATTTCTTAAATTCTGATCTCGTAGAATATCAGTCACAGTGTTAGCAATAATCCCTGCTATTTCAGTCTGTGTAGTATAAGTGAATGTGGTAGAATATGTAAATGGTTGTTGATAAAGTACACCGTCATCGGCAAACAAATTAGTGCTACTGTACTTGCCTGTTGGATCAGTCAGATCAAAATAACGGCTAATACCGCTGCTAGTTCTGTTTACTGCCTTAACCTTGGCCACCTGAAGATTAGCACTTAGCGGACTAATATTATAATCTTCACCTGTGATCATTCTATTTTGTGTATAGTATGTCTGAGGTGCGTTAGTTTTAATACTAGCATTTGTTTCTGACGCGGTTGCATTAGTCACTGATGTTGCCAGACTTAATGTAATAGATAATGTTTCACTTGTGTTCTGTGCTGAAATGTAAGGTATAGTAATTCCAACGTTTACAATATCTGATGGATTAATTGTGTATGATAGATTATTACTTACTCTGTAATATACTCTAAAAGAGCCTAGTGGCAAATTACCAAATACTCCGTCGCTAAATGCCAATGCGATTGCATCGTTTGCTTTGGTTAATACACTATAGATATTTTTAACCTTGTTGCTACTTAAACTGTTATAAATTACATTGTTACCAGTAACAGCAGGAATTTTTGTCCAGGTGGTCGATTCTGCACCTTTCTGATCAATGCCGTATAACCATACGTCGGTATTGTTAATATTTTGAGTAGCAATGTCAATCGTTTGATTACTGCTAGGTTGCGTCACTGTAAATGTTGCAGTGTTCAACGATCCTTGAGTGAAATTAAAAAAGAATCCAGTTCCTGGACTACCAGCACCGTGACCATCATCACTATAAATGCAGGCGATCTGATTACCTGCTTTAGGTGCTTCTTCATAAACAAAAGTTTCACCCTTGAATGTTGCACTGGTAATTTCAAAATTCATTGCACGACCTGCAACTGTTTGAGAAAATGTGTAGATAGGCACATCTGTATTAGATGAGTTAAATCTATACTGTGCTGTAGGAATGCCGTAAATTACAGAATGATCAGCTGGGGTTCCAAACTGTTGAGTTGCGGGCATTGCCGCATTAAAGACTTTAATAAATTGATCATACCAGTTAGGATTGCTAGGATCATTCCAGTTAATATATTGTCCTGCAATGTTTCTTCCATTACTATCAATTACGTTTTCGCTAGTACGAATAGTTTGAATTTTTAATAGACCACTGGCTGCAACGTTTCTGCTGGCATTATAGCTGACTAACTGTGCTAAACGCAGTACGCTATCACGACGTTCTGCTAGTTCTAAAAAGTTCTCGCGAGCATTTAGGTCAACGCGGAAAGCAATACTTTGACCTACATAGGCTATAAGATCTATAAGGGCTAGATACTCACTACTTTCAATATAATCGTTAAAATCTTCTGGAAAATTTGTACGAATATAGTCAATCATTGTTCGACGCAGATTATCAAAGTCATAGCTTTGAAAGTTAGCATTTTTAAAACTTTGATAAATTTTGGTCCAATCTTCTGATACTAGGAGATTGTTTTGTCTAGCAGTTGAACTCATGGTTGTTCCTAATAATTGTATTTATTGAATAAAATTATGTGAGCAGTTAATTAACTATACCGTTAGTTTGATCGAACTGGACTTGTAAATTTTCCGACAAATTGTATGGAACATAGGTTAATGTAGCCTGTATCTGTATACCAGTGTCGTACGGAGTTACAGTAATATTACTTGCTTGTACACGTGGATCGTAATTTAATAAAAAATTTACATTTTGCAAAATTACATCCTGCACTTGGGGTGTTAATGGCTCAAACAGTAGATCCCAGATAACACATCCAAATGTAGGATTCATCAGGCGTTCACCTTGTCGGACATAGAAGCTGTTTAGGATATCTTGCTTAATTAGTTCAAAATCATAAAGAGCAAAATTCTGACTATTAGTGTTTACTGTACTAAATCCCCTATACATCTGTGATGTAGAAACAGTAGTATTAGGTTTTCCGTTAATAGTTATTTTATTTTGTAGGCTCATGATGGAGCTCCTTGATTTTTAGGCTGACTGTCAGCTGGCGGTACTTTAAGGAATGTGTCTGTAATAGTAGTATAAGATTTATAAAATTTTGGTACAGTTGCACTACCATTGGTGAATTTAATTGCTGATGATTCTCTGTCAGTTTTTGCTGCTGTCAGGGCCAACGGATCTAAATTCTCATGCTGTGTCCACGGTTCTACATTCGGTATACGTTTCATTATACTAGTAATACTGCTGCCGGAGGAATTGTAAATATTACTAAATGTTGATAAAGAGGATGCTGTTTTAGCACTAGTTGCTGGACTATTATCTATTGCTCCGGTTCTAGGAGGAGCAGAACTTTGAGAATAATCTGTGCCGCTACCTCTCCAAGTATGTGTGTCACCTAGTATAGTATCATAATAGGCCGTGCCAACTTTTCTAGTGAACGTCGTACCAGTAGTTAAGAATGTATCAGTACCTGAATTAATTTCTAGTTGTTTTCCAGTTGTAATAAATCCGTTAGTCCCTACTATTAGTTGCAGTTGATCTTTACTTTCAATTCTAACTTCGCCGCTTAGAGTTCCGGCAGTTGTACCAGCGGCTTTGATGTTTACATTGCGACCTGCTTCCATGTTTATATCACGATCTGCATAAAAGTTCATATCAGCTTTGGTATGTACACTAACGCTGTCGGCAGCATAGATATCAATTTTTCCATTACTGGTTAATTCAATCCATGTAGTTCCTTTAGCATTGCCAATATAGATCAAATCTTCTGAATTGTGCAACAGTATTTGATGACCAGTTCGAGTTCTAATACGCACTAGTTCATTGTGAGGTATAGTTACGTCTCCGCTCTTATCACCTTGTTCAATAGCAGCGTAATCAGGTTCACCTTGTCCAGCAGGTTTTTTTCTAAGGAAGTTAGGATCACCATCATCCATAACAAATGTTGTGCCGCCCAGTCTGCTGACATAAGCATTAGGTATTTGATTTTCTATGGTGCCAATCGGTCCTTGTTTTGCACCTGCCTGTTTATCTAATGGGCCAGGAGTACTAATACCAAATACAGAACTTGGCAACTCTCGTCTAGAACTGCTGGTTGTGATTCCTCGAATATCATCGTAGGCTAGGCCTTGATTAGTTAATACCGTAGCAAATGGATGTGTAGGTTTTTTTAATTTTTCAGGATCATTAGGACTATTGTTTGCTGGAACTTTTTTATTGTATTCACCAGTAGGTACACGAGCATTTCGTCCTTGGGAATCTTTAGGTAAAGTCGTGTCAACTGTACTTTCAGTAGCTGCTAATCCCGGTGTCATGAAATTCATGTTATCTTCAACAACACATCCTATCCAATAACAGTACTTGGCATTGCCGCCGACTAACATAATGAGTACTTGTGAACCTATGTCAGGAGGCACTGCCCAGAAACCATAACTTTTTTGTGTATTATTGTAGTCGTTGGGATCCGGAGAAGTATACTGTAT